TACATCTATTAGGTTGTCTATTTCGTAAGAATCCTTAAATATTATCTCGATTATTTCAGGATTAGATGTGTCAATATCATTACAGTAGGGAAATGGTTTCATAAAACAATTAAATCTAGCATTTATACCTTTATGTGTTAATGATATTTGATTAACACTTTCTTTATTTCCAATAATCTTCATCTCTTCCACCTCGCTTAACAATTTCAATGGCTTTATCTAATGCATGTACATCTGCATAATCACAGTTATTACAGTCGCCAAAATACTTGCAATCTTCGCATTCTTCATCAGGACAAGAAACATGTGTTGATTCTTCCCTTAGTATTCCAAGTATTTCAATGACTTTCTCCGCATCAAACGCTGTCGGCTGTTCTACAATCGTCTCTATAAAATGCCTATGTTCCGAAACATGGCAAAGCGCAGCGTTCCCGTTTCTATGCGTGTTATTTAGCATACTCTCTTCCACACATTCCAGAAGCTTATCTGCATCAATTAGTCTGCTCATATCATTCTCCTTTGTACCTCTTAGGCAGTGGCATCCATGCTATTACTCCGTCCACTACATTATCATCATCGTCTGTCCACTTTCTCTCATCCCAGTAGGCACTAAACGGCTGTACAACACGTCTGCTCTGTACAATGTAACCATCAAAAGAATCGACCTTTGGCTTCTTCGGAAGTCTCTCACTCACTGGAATTCACTTCTGACTTTGTAGCGCAATAGCAATTTTCGCAAGTTCGATAGCATCAAGCCATTCTCCACATTTTTCTTTTTCCTCAAACTCAGCTAACTTCTCAATAGCTTCTGGCAGCTTGTTCTTGTCCTTAATCACTGCTTTCCCACAGTGGTATGTTGTTAATCTCTCTTTCATTCCCTCACCTCTTCCAACAATCCGTTCACAACCAGTTCACACTCAATCTCGGTTGCTGTCCGCTTGTCACTGAATTTACAGTTTGGATTCTTGTGGATCCTTGCATCTTTGATCTGCCATTCAGATTCCGTAAAATGCTTACTGTCCACAAACATCACTCTGTGTCCGTTCTTCACGCAGAGATAGTAACTCTCTGCGCTTTTCGGAAGTCCTCGGCAAGGCTTGAATCCGAATCTCACAAACTCACTTGCCTTTACTACTGGTTTTAGTTTCATTTCTGTTTCCTCTCTCATACTTGTTGCACACTTCCGGATTGCATCCACGCTCGTTTCCGGTATGTATGATATAGTCGCAACCACTTCTTGCACCGGAAGCACGGTATTTACAAGTTCTGCACAAATGCCTGTCTCCGTTGAAGCATTTCTTTTCCCTCTCAGCTTTCTTAAGCTTCCCACCGTATATTCCGACAGTTCCAGGATGGATTCCAGTCTCTTCCGAAATCTGCTTATATGTTTTTCCCTCTTTCATCAGCTTTTTGATGATCGCTTTCTTTTCGCTTGGTTCTTTCATTTCTTCCCAACCTTTCAAATTTCATCATCTGCTGGAAACTGGAATACTTTAGGCAATACCCAGTAATTAGGTTGTACATAGCAACCATTTACAGTGTCATAGCCACCATCAAGCTCCATTCTTGAAAGATACTTTTCTCTGCACATTTCCATAGCTTTGATTGCTTTTTCTTCGGTGGAATATTTTGCCATTGTAATAAAATTATCACTTACCAAATCGGTTAATGAAAACGCAATTACTGTTCCATTAGAAAAAGCTTGTAGTGTTGTTTCCTTGTAAGGAAGATCAAACTCTTTGCCCTGACTAATGATTCTCATAACTAACTCCACCTTTCGTATCCCATGCACAAATGTCGCAATCCTCAGGACATACGTTTGCCTTTATTGCTCTTTCGCACATCTCCATTCTTGTTCTTATGTCTTCCTCATAGTCCTTTATAATTCCAAGTTTCCTTAGAATCTTATAAAACAGTGACTTTTTTCTCACGTCTCTTTTTTCCTTCCGTCGTTCTTTCCATTTCCGCAGCCACTCAAGCTGTGCTTGATTCTCTTTCTCTTCTCTTGTCATTCTTCTCCTTCAAACACAATTACACTTTTTCTGATTTCTTCTCTGATATTTTCATGCAGCTCATTTAAATTCCATCCGTCAGCGTATGTAAACAATATATCTTCACCATCTTCCGTGAATGGTAAACCTTGCGCTACCCAAAACTTTGTACAGCTATCAAGACCAGTATCTTTGAAAATCTCGCAGTTATACAATTCTTCTAATTGCTTTTTAGAATATTTATTCTTCGTCTCTTTTTCCTCGCTTAACTACCGGAATGTCCGAGAATACCACCGTAGCCCGCTCGTTTTCGGATGCCGCTACAATCACAATCTCTATGTCATCATATCCAAGCATGAATTCCGGAATGAGGTAGATTCCGTACTGCTCGACAGCTCCGTGATTGTTCCTCATGTAGCCAGACACAAATTCTAACTTTTCATCCAACAGTTTGTGTGCTTCCTCTTCATCGTACCGCTTTGTCAAGTGTGTGATTGCCTGCTCTATGCTCAAACTTCCTGTCCAACAGAAAAACGGCTTAATTTCTTCGATATGCTCAAACTTGCTATCTGTTATAATCTCTTTCATCTGTTTCTCTCCTTCTGCTTCATCCACCTTACGCATTTTCTTGATATATTCACGGACTGTCTGGACCGTTGAAAGCACTCCGTCATAAAAAGGATCGATTCTTTCATGCTCTGCAATTGTTGCTTTTGTTTCCTCTTCTGCCTGATCCAGCCAATCAACCAAATCTCTCGCGTCTCTTTCTGTCATATCTTCTCCTTCTTTCCATTTCATCTCTTTCTTCGCAGTACATTAATCCCACATACTGTCCATAACTCATTCCTTCCTGTCTTGCTTTTGCATTTATCTCAGCTAATTCGCTTTTCCAAGCTGTTGATTTCTGTCTTTTTGGCACTTGTCTGCTCCTTTCTCCTCCCTGCCGCATCCAGGGAGGAAGTCTTTGTTGTCATGTTGCAGTATTGTGACATACTTTTATCTCCACGCCATTCAGCGGAGGTAACTATAAATAATTTTTCTTATATCTCGCCATCCACTCTTCTCTCGTATGTGTCTGCTCATATTCTGTCTGTGCTATTCTGCAGAGTAGTTCCCGCATTTCTCGGTTATTGTGGACCGCTTCCGGTCCTTCTTTGTGATGATTCCGACACAGATCTACCTTGAGTCCATCTGCCTCAGATAGTTCGCGCTGTCCGGATCCGAACATGATATGATGTTCCTCTGTGTACTTCTTGGAAGGATCGTCATAGAGTATCAAACAGAGATAGCAGACTCCCTTTCTACTCTTGAGGATGCTCTTTTTATGTGATTTCCTTTTTTTCTTGCAGGCTAATTTCGGAAATGCCATGTCTGAATAATCGATGCTCATAAGATATACACCCCAACTAAGTTTTTCGGATCTCCTTGCATTCGATCAAACCATATGCACGGTTCGCATACTCCTTCAATGTCTTTTCTCAGCTCTTCTGCGGAATCTGCCAGCATGATAATGTTCGTCGGACTGCTGCAAGCATAGACTCTCGCAACATATTTATCCGGTATATCCCGCGGGTGCTTATAAATTGCAATTGATGGTATCGCTATCGCTGATAAGTCCACCTCTCGAAAGCTATGGATTATTTTGTTATTTACTGAGTTCTTCTCCATTTTCATCCACCTCTTCTTCTAACCATTTCTTCCAATACTCTGCCGAGTTCAACATCATGTGAGGCATCTCTTTCACGGACGCTGCCATGTACAGTGCCATCTTGTATGATTCCATTGTCTTCATGTATTCCCATCTGCTGCCGGCCGGATTCTGTTCTTCTTCGGACTTATCCACCGGTTCTGAATTGGCTCCCGTTTCTGTGTTTCTCGCATTTTCTTCCATCTGCTCTGAATTATCCACAGGCTTTTTCACAATCTTCACAGGTTCCGGCATTGCACTGGTGTAATTTTCCTCTTCGTGCTGTCCCGCTCTGATAAAATCGCTCCGTATTTCCGGTGTTTCCCCTGCTTCCGGAAGCATTTCCGGAAAATCTTTCTCAATCTCTGTCTGTCCCGGAATGTCGTTTGGAAGCTCTAGTGGTTTCTCTGTCTCCTGTTTCTCCGGTTTTTTTGGTTTTGGCGGCTTCGCCTTTACTACCTTCGACTCTTTTCTTTTCTCTTTCTTCGGTTGCACTGGTGCAATCTGTTCTTTTTCCGGATATTTCTGTCCGTAGAGCTCCTCCCAGTTCTGTTTTGCGTCTTCCTCTTCTGTGATCAGGACGAGATAACTTAAAATATTCTCCCAGGCAAACTTTTCTTTCAGTCCTTGTCTTACTACCTGTAATATGACCTCGTCCTTCTCATCGTTCAGATAGAGCATAATTCTTCCGCAGCCTTGTGGTCTTACGCTGTAAAGTTTGTCCCCGTCCGGTGCTAACACCTCTTTGATCCGTCCTGTTCCTATACTTGTTCTGACTGCCTCATGCAGTTTTAGATACAGTTCCGGTTCATCCATGCAGATCTGATGGATTGCCTTTTCCAGATTGTCGAGTTCTTTCTGTTCTTCTTTCTCGCCTTCCAAAATGACTTCGATATCTGTGATCTTCTCTTCGCTTTCTATCTCTTCTTTGACCGCCTGGATCTCTGACTTGCTGTATGCCGGTGTCAGCTCTTCTGCTACGCTTTCCGGAAGCGTCAGCATCAGTGCCAGCTTCGCATAGCCAAATCCTTTGTAATGCTCCTGCAGTCTCGGAGAGTAACCACCCTCCGAGAATCTGTCATTGATTCTGATGTATCTTGATACCTGTGTAGCTTCAAGCTTGTATTCCGCCCAGGCGAATTCGTTTACACTGTTGTATCCTGAATTCTTTAAGATATCCGTATCTCTTCCCTGTTTCAGCAAATATCCTGTCATAACAAAATCTTCCACTGTTCTGTTCAGAACGGTATTCATTGCCTTTTTGTATTCCTCATAATCCTGGTACTGTACTAATTCCATCAAACCGCCTCCAGTTCTTTTTCTATCTCTTCTGCTTCAAGGAAATCTTCCGCCAATCCCTGAAGGACTCTTATATTCTTTTTCTCTTCCAGCTCTGCAATATTGGCTTCTCTCTTGATCTTGCTGATCTTTGCCAACTTCTTATCTTCCTCTGTCAGACGTTTCCTGATTGCCTTCTGCCATTCTTTCAGGAATACCCGGATTTCCTCGATTCCCGGTTCTTCGTCATAATAGCTTCTGTGCTGTCTGATTGTGCCTCCCGGCTCTACTTCGATCGTGTAAAACGGGATTCGCGGTGCTTCCTGTCTTCGCAGAAAACAGATATATGTCTCTCTGCTCTCGATCCTGTCAAAATATCGTTCACTGCTGCCGGCACAATGATGCAGCGCACGTCCTTCTTTCACGATATCCACTAACGTGTTCGGTACAATGATCTTATACTCTTCATCTTCGTACTCGTATCGGCTCTTGATCTCTTTCAGGATTCCTTCTGCTTCCGGAAACTTCTGCCGCATCTCCTGTGCATATGCTTCTTTTCCCTCTGCATTGTTTTCCAGTTCTTTCAAGATCTGTATCTGCTGCCGGTCTACAACAACTTCATCATGTCTGCGTTTTAGCTCTCTTGGACGATAGACCATCTCGTCAGCCATATTTTTGCAACATGCCACGCACATACTGAGATAATCTTTATATTCTTCAAGAACGGCTTCTGCCGTCATTCCTGCATATTGTTCCTTTTTCTGCCTTTCGATGTAGTTCATGATTTTCTGTGGACTCATATATTTTTCCAGTTCCCGGATACCGCTCGGTTCTATCTCATTCTTTATCATCCACTGCACCGTCTCTTTCGAGATCTTCTGCCCTGCCTCGTCCGAATACTGCATCCAGCGTACCATTCTGTTCCCACCATGTTCGTCGCGGATCCGGTTGATCTTCTGACGGTCTTGGATTCTGAACATTCCCTCAATGCTTTCCTCTCTCATGTCCAATGGTCCGTAGTACTGTAATGGATATCCCGGATAGTCTGTACAGTCAACCGTATCTCTCAGCAAATTCCAAAAGTGTCCTTTTGCCAGGTACTCAATCTTCTGTGCATATCCTTTCATCTGTCCCGTCCCTGCCACAAGTCTGTTGTAGTTCAGTTCCTTTCCCATCTTTGATAGATACTCCAGGACTTTCGTTGCTTCGCTGTAAGTGGTCCCGTCTAATATCTGGCCGAATTCTCCCGGATACAAGTAACCTTCTCTTGCTCTTAAATTTTTCCGGTTTCCTTTTGTCCATCCTTCCCAATGGTCCTCATAATAAATCTTGTATGTTTTCTTTGTTTTTCTGTTAGAGTAGACCTTGTACAATAAGATTCTGATTTCATCTCCAAGCTCTACATAATGTCTTCCATTATCCCATCCGACCTTTGCTTCTATGATCCGAAGCACGCTTGTATCTTCATCTACCGGCTGGATGAGATAGCAGCTCTTCCATTTCTGTTCGATATGGTCTGTTCTTGTCTTTGCCCTCACCAGTTTTCCGCAGGAAGGGCAGAATACCATATCATTGTGCCGGATCTTCTTTTCTCCATCCTGTCGTTTGATTTCTTCCGGCCAGCTGGATTCTCCGCAGTTCGTGCAGACAAATTCTTTCGTTTCCCTGTTCCGGAACATGTAATCCTCTCCTGCTGCCTGTTCAAAAAACCATTCTCTTAGATTCTTCGGACGACCTGGAACTTTTCTCATCAGATTCATGAGTTTTATTTTCCGGTTTGTTTCACATCTTTCCCTAATCTCGCTGTTATAGCTATGTTCCAATCCGTTGATTCTCTCCCATGGGCTGTTGTTCCACGCTCTGTGTTTAATCAATCTTTTGATCCTGTTG